CTTCGCGAAGATATTGGCCAGCTTCACGCCGTAGCCGTTCTTGCCACCCACCAGCTTCTTCTCGTCCTTGTCGTAGTTCGTGGAGGTCAGGAGCTCACCAAACACCAGCTGCGGAACCCATACCTTGTATTCGGGATGCTCGGCCACCGTGATACCCTCCCCGTCATTCTCCACCGTGATCGTCTTGTTGTCAGCAGAAATCTCGATTGTGATATTCTTGACTGGATTGGCGGAGCCACGCTGACGCATCCGCACCACCTGATCGTGAGCGTTCACCACGATCTCGTCAAACAGCTTGTAGAAGCCAGGATTGAATGATAGATTCTTCTGAATGAATGCCTCATTTTCAACGACATACATATCTTCATGAGAGGTCTCGATAGATCCGATATAGGTATCGGGCAGTGATAGGATATGCTCGCGGTGGGTGTGTTTCTTGTATGCCTCTGCCATTTTGTAGTGTCAGGGTAATCTTCTAAAAGTCCAGTCCGTTTTACACAGAAAATCCATATTCATGTAAATGCCCCCTGCTCGTGGAAAGAAGGCCAAGAAGACCGAGGAACCTGCCGTGGAACTGCCCCCTGTCATCTTTTTCCTGAGGATTGGGAAGGACTTTGATTTCGAGGAGGAGCGAGTAGATATCCCTGCTCCCTCTGGTGGTGGCTTGGAGTATTCGGATATCCTGCAGAAGGCCGAGGCACAGGAACGCCGGTTCGATGAGACGGTGGTCCAGGATTTGATGTCTAAGTTTTCGTTCCAGTCGTCCTACCCCCCCGGTGCCGCCTGTTTCTGGTGCTGCCACTCCTTCCCTGGCGAACCGTTCGTCATCCCCACGCACTACGATGTGTATACGAACATGTATACCGCCGAAGGCAATTTCTGTAGCCCCGAGTGCTGCCTCTCCTACATTTATCGCGAGTCTGGCCTGACGGAATCGGATAAGTGGATGCGTCACTCATTGCTGCGATCCGTATATAGGTCCCTCTACGGAGACAGGGACATCCAGCCGGCTCCTGACAAGCGGGTTCTCCGCATGTTTGGTGGAAATCTGGATATTCAGCAGTACCGCGAATTCATTCAGCATTGTAGCAAGCCTCTTCAGCTGGCCATGCCCCCGGTCCGGCTGTATATGCCTTCGGTAAACACCCAGTCGTCAGTCCGCGATGTCAAGTCCTATGTCTCTCTATCCAGCGAGACGGTGAACAAGGCCTCGCAGCAACTCCGCCTGAAACGGTCGAAGCCGGTGCACGAAGGCATTCCCACCCTGGACAAGTGCCTCACATCAACAGCGTTTGGCTCCACCCGATGAAATATTCGAACACAACAATGGCATCTCTCGGAGATCTCCTCAAGATGTCAATGCTCTACCAAGTCTTGACGACGACGGGAAATAGTTTTCGTCCTCTCCTAGCCTTTGTCGGTATCTCACTCTACGAGCGGGGCATGGCACTCTACCCTTCGTGGTCCTCTTTTGTTCAGTCAACCTTTCGTACAGCTGGGGGACTGGCCGATGAACGCAAGCCCTCTGCAGTCATCGAGTGTGAGCGTGGCTCCCCTCCTCCCACCAAGGGCGGTCAGGCTCCTCTATTTATGACCCGCATGGACGCCATCATTCATTACGTGGCCTGTTCCCCAGCCACCAAGCGTCTTCTCTCCATCGCCAACCACGATTACCTCCCTTACGAGTTTGAGTCCGTGCGACTGGACGAGGACATTTACTTCAAGCTCACGCAGGTCGATGTGGACGACGGAAATATCAAGAACATCAAGTTCCAGATCTTCTGCTACAACCACCCGATCCAGACCCTACAGAAGTTTGTGGATTCCTGCAACCAGGACTATGAACGCCGCATGCTGAACAAGCTCGGAAACGATCTGTACTTCTTTGACCAGATGGTGGACAACAAGAAGCGGAAGTCTAATCAGAACCCCCTGCCCAACACGTTCCTGGTGTATACCAAGCACAAGTTCTCCACGACCCGCACCTTTGAGAACGTTTACTTTGAGCAGCAGCCCGAAGTCAAGAAGCGTGTCAATTTTTTCCTGGAGAAGCGGTCGTGGTACGAACGCAAGGGTATTCCCTATACTCTCGGCTTCCTATTTCACGGAGACCCCGGGACGGGCAAGACCTCGGAAATCAAGGCCATCGCCAACGTCGCCCGTCGTCACCCTGTGAACATCCAGCTCTCGGAAATCAAGACCAAGACCCAGCTCCGCCATCTGTTTTTCAGCGACGATATTCACGTCTACAACGGCAATACTCTGGAGAAGTATACTATTCCCATCTCTGAGCGTGTCTACATTATTGAGGACGCTGATGCAATGGGCGATGTCCTCCTAAAGCGGGAGTGGAAGCGTCCCGAGCCAGTGCAGGCCCCCAAGGATCCGTTTGCTCCTGAGATGGATGATGATATTATTAAGGACCCTATCGATCTCTCCTTCCTGCTGAACCTTCTCGATGGAACCCTCGAGTCCAGCGGTCGAATTATGGTGTTCACCTCCAATTTCCCTGAGCGGTTCGACCGTGCTCTCATTCGTCCCGGTCGCATCGATATGATCGTCCATTTCAAGAAGTGTTCGCGAACTGTCCTGAAAGAGATGATTGAAGGGTTCTACGATATCACGGATGGAGTGTCCCACCCGCTGTTTGATGATGCCACGATGGATGAGAAGTGGAGCCCCGCCGAAGTGAACCAGATCCTCTTCCGAAACTTTGAGAACCCTCAGCAGGCCATGGACGAACTGCATACCCTGGAAGCGTCTACCCCACTACTCAAGCAGCAGCAGGGGGAGCTGCCGGAGGGGGAGACCCCGATTTGAAGAGGGATGCTGCGAGGGTTGAGGCCGCTGGAGGCATGCCCATGACGATAATGTAGACAAGTGCACCGATCATGATCGAGGATGCGATACCGACCACGCTCATGGTCCAAGCCGTAAGACCTCCCGCGGAAGAATTCACGACCGACGCAAACATTCCTGCAAGTGGAATCAGGAATGGGACCAGTATAAAAGTAGAATAAGCTCCTATCGCTGGAAAGTTTTCAAAAATGAGAGTTTCCAGTGCATACCATGCTGCACGGTAGTAAATAAGGATGAGGACATGGGTGAAAATAAACAGCAGGAGACCGTTGGCAGAAGATACTACAGGGCCGGCTGGCTCAGTGGCTACCTGTTCGGGGGGGACATCGGCAACGGGATCATTCGTGTTGTCGGCCATCTAGATCTATCTATTATGTAGTAAACACAAGATTTGCTTGTCCATTTGTAACCTTCAGGAAGTTGTAAGATTCCACATAGACGATGGAAGAGTATCCATCGTACTGGATCTGAAGATTTGTGGGAGAAGGATAGACAGTGACCGTATTTCCCGGACTAATGAGCGGAGGGATCCCGGGAGCAGGGGAAGTGGTGGCTCCCGGTGGGACCAGCGTCGGGGTTGAGTTGAATGTCGTGCTCTTGACGACGCACACTGGCGTCTGCGATACAACTCCTGTCTGTACTACGGGAGGAACAAGGAGTGTATACTGCAGTGTTGTCTTATTGAACATCGAACCGTTCGCACTTCCAGAGGGCTGGGTAATCGTGTTGGGGTCAAGAGCAAAAGAGTACACGTTGATTCCGGGAAGCGATGTTGTATCTCCCTCTGAGAACCGCAAGTTCTGGATACTGCGGAAGAAGTTCACGTTCTTGGTGACAAAACGGTCGGTTCCATCGAACACAAGGTTGCCCTCCTGCATAATATCCTGTGAGTTCATGGAGTTTAAGAGCTGGATACCGGTAGCGTACCACTGATCTGGCGTAGCAGGTTTGTTGGGTGTTGGGAGAACGCTGGGATACGTTTGCACTGGGGGGTAGAAGATAGAATCCCAGTTTGTGTAATTGTCCCAATCGTTCAAGAGGACACGGTCTTCACGCTGAAACAGGGCGACGACGCGGGTGCACAGATTGTACATTGGGATAAGGGTCTTATTGTAGCCGTACAGATTGTCGTTCTTGACATAAATCACCTGCGTCATCAAGAAAGAGCGTTCGTAGGAGGCGATGTGGGCACGCTCAGTATCTGTCAAGAAGATGTAGTTAGCCTCAATATAGGGGTCAAAGTTCCAGCTGACCAGGGATGCATTGGTGGGATTGCCCATGACGTCGGGATACGAGAGGTAATTCTGGATACCTAGGGCTGAGTCACCTGGGTTTCCGGTAATGCGGGTCTGGAACGTCGGGTTGGCCACTGCGTTCTTGCGAGTGTCTAGGATGGTGAAAAGATTGTATATGTTGCGGAAGGTGATTTGGATAGACACTTCGGTCTGGGGAAGGCTCACAAGGGGAATGGACTGCCCGATCTCTTCGCAGAACCAGAAGGATAGAGGGATTGTCAACTGGCGTCCGCGAATAGAGGGGGCAGGAGGAGCAGTATTGGTAGCCGAGACGTTGATGGCGTTGGGGTACTGATTTAGGCGACCAGGAGCATTGGCGGGATCGTACATATCCGGGGTATTACCCACCATAACATCAATCTTTGCCCGCTGGGTCTTGCTGTGTTTCAGGTAACTTTTTATCTTCATCCACTCTCCCGTCACTGTGGATACCACGGTTCCGTTCAGTAGAACCGAAGCTGTTTCTATCATATTAAATCCCAGGTTCCGAACCCACTGGAAAGCGGTCTCGTAGGCCAAAGACGTGTTCTGGTCGTATCCGGAAAGGGGAGACCAGATGTCGGGGATTTGGACACATACGTAGCAATCGTGAACAAGATCGGCGTACCGGGGAACTGGGAACGTAAAAGTCTTTGTCCCAGCGGCGGGAAGTGTAGTGTCAGTAATATTCGTAATGTTCAGGCGGAAATGCTCCATCGCAAAGTTCGTTGTCCGCTTGTACATCTTGTTAAAGTACGTCATGGACGGGTTTCCATTGACAAACACGTTTTGGGCTCCGAATCCAGTGAGCTGAACAAGTCCACCACCCATTCTTACTATATTATCTTATAGGGTATGATTAATGTATCGGAACCTGCCGTATATCGTTATTGGCATCCTTGTCCTCTTTGTTCTGATTCACTCGTACATGAGCGTTCGCTTCGGATACGACTGGATCGGGACACAGACTCGCAAGGTGATTCATGGGGTGTACAAGCGGAGCAATTCGGTCCACGAGCTCTACCCCATCCCCCCGGTTCCGTTCATGGACCGGTTCTCGGAGTTCACGAAGATTCCGAAAATGAAGGAGAGTGCACAGGCTCCTGGAATGGCCTACTACTGAGGGTTGTTCATATCTGCTCGGGACTTCACGTTCATGTTGAGCGTCTGCTTCTCTCCTCCGGGTGAAAGGGTGCTGTTGTTGGCCTGGACAAAGCTATTGTTGTTGGTGCAGCACGTAGGTGTCCAAGAACCAGCCGCAACTGTCTTGCGGATCTTGTAGACCGCACCCGCCTTGAACGTCGTGTAAGTCGACGCATACGCGGCCTTCTGAGACTGCGGATAATTCGTGTAATACTGGTTCACTGCCGCCCGCTTCTTCATTTCGGTCACTTCAGACGCACTAGAAAAACGCGTCTGCTGGCTCAGAAATTTAGGGCCTGGCTCTTTTACCTGATTGTAATACTCTGCCATGCTATTGTATTTACAGATAGAAACGATTAATCATCAAATGGCTCCTCCGGTTCGCTTTCTCCTGGTTTCTACCCACACCGAGCAGGTCACGGGGTACTCGAAGGTGTCC